TGAAATATATCTAATGGATGTAAAGAGTATATACCCACCAAATCTTGGATGGTTGGAAATTAAATTAAATGAACAAGAAATGAAACATCTCTGGTCTTGTAGTGAAGATCACGTAAGAGATGCTAGACCTACTTTGTCTGGAAATATCTCAAACAGTCAGTATATTGATGACAAAAACAACTGGTTTTGGGATAATGTTCTATTGAATTGTTTGGAATCTTATGGGAAAAATTTTGGTAATCTTGGTGAGTCCTTCCCCACAAATAATCCTCACCCGTATTTTTTGAGTTCTTTTTGGGTAAATTATCAAAGAGAAACTGAATTTAATCCTATACATATACACCCTAATTCAATTTATAGTTTTGTCATTTGGATGAAGATACCTACACAGCATGAAGATCAAAAAAAATTAAAAATTGCAAATGATACAAATTCTTATGCAATATCAAATTTTAATTTCCATTTCACTAATATATTAGGTAAAAATAAAGGATTTCTTTATAAAATGTCACCAGAATGTGAGGGGACTATGTTATTTTTTCCATCCGATTTACACCATCAAGTTTATCCATTTTATAATTGCAAGGAGGAAAGAATTAGTTTATCAGGAAACATTGCATTAGATACGAGCAGAACGTTAACATGATACAAATTTTACAAAACTCACAAAGTGAAAAATATAAAACTTTAAAGAATACTATTTTAGGGCAATATTTTCCTTGGTATTACTATGAAAATACCACTGAACAAGCAGAGATTGATGGTCACAGAAATGTGCCTCAATACGCTCATTCTTTTATTGCAAGACCAGAAGAATTTGGGTGGTCTAAACATGATTCTGGCATGCATCAATTAGCAGTTGATGTTGTTAGAGAAATTTTGTCTGAAAATAATTTTGGTTCTGAACCTGACTGGTTGAGAGATAACTCCATGACTTCTACAAAACAAAATTATTTTATATTGAGATTAGCTACTAATTGCATTTTTCCAAGCGAAGGAGCACAGTTCTCATTACCACACATAGATCATTCATTTCCACATTTAAATTTTATTACATACTTAACTAATAGTGGTGGTAGTACGTTTATTGAAGATGTTGAGCATAAACCAGAGGAGGATCAATCAATTTTATTTTCTGGTATACACTACTTACAATTACCACAAAAAGGAAGAAGAATTGTTTTAGTTGGAACCATTATGACATATAACAAATAATTTTGATGCACAATATCGTAAGTATATTTGGTGGACATGATGCAAATATTACATTTTATAATTCAATCACAAAAAAATATCATATTATTGAAATTGAAAGGTTAACTGGAGAGAGATATTTTCAACTTAAAAAAAATTCTGATGTATATGTAAAGGACATTTTAGAGCAGTGTCAGAGCATTGCAAATAATTTTTGGGGTATTGAAAATGATTACGACACTTTATTGATAGATGCAAGATGGAAAAAGAGAGGGATACCTGATGTTGTATATAAAGTTTTTAACACAAGAGAAGTAAAAACAATATCTAATCATCATGATAACCATGCTTATTGTGCATACTATCAATCTCCATATCGAGAGGCATTGATTGTGTCTTGTGACGGAGGAGGTGATGGTCAGTCTTTTAATTTTTACCATGTAAAGGAAGATAATCTTAAACTTATTGAATCATTACCATATAATCTAGGTAGAGAATATTGGAAGTCTGCTTCAAGAATTAAAGTTATTGTTGATAATAGTAAGACAAGAAGAGAATATGCTGGAAAGATGATGGGATTATCTGCTTATGGTGAAGTCAATGAACTATCTAAAATAGATGTTGATATTGCAGCAACAGCACAAAAAAACTTTGCGAATAAATTATTGAGTAATTTGGGAAGACATATTACAGATATTCCAATTATATTGACGGGTGGATGTGCACTTAATGTTTTAGTAAACGAAAAAATAAAACAAAAATACAATAATCGAGTCTTTGTGCCACCTAATCCACATGATGGTGGTTTATCTCTTGGACACATGTTTAATTTTATTAAACCCCATATACGAGTAGATGTAACTTACTCTGGTATTCCTCTACTTGATAGAGATAAATTATCGGATTATATTATCAAATACAATGCAATGAAAGTAAGTAAGATACAAATCGCTGAAAAACTAAAGGAAGGTAAAATCATTGGACTTATCTATGGTGATTCAGAGGTAGGACCCCGTGCATTAGGTAATCGCTCTATTGTATGTGATCCATCTTATCCTGATATGAAAGATAAACTAAACTCAAAAGTAAAATTTAGAGAGTGGTATCGACCTTTCGCACCATTTTGTAGGAAAGAGATAGCATCGAAATATTTTGAGACTAGGGACTATGAAAATTTAGAATATATGAGTTTTGCACCAAGGGTAAAAATAGATAATATTCCTGCTGTTACTCATATAGATAGAAGTGCGAGGTTGCAAACAGTCACGAAGACAACTCATAAACATTTTTATGATTTACTTATAGAGTTTGGTAAAATATCTAATGTTGAGGTATTATTAAATACTTCATTCAATATAAGAGGGAAACCTATCTTGACAAAAATTAGTGACGCTATTATCATGTTAAATAATACAGAATTAGATTACGTTATTATCGAGGATTACTTATTTACTAAAAATGGCAAAATATCAAATAATTAATACTTCTACCAATATTGTTGAAAATTCAGTGGAATGGAATGGTGATACAAGTATTTGGTCGCCTGGTGATGGATACATAGGAATTGCCACAGATATCGTGGGTATGGGTTGGAAGTATAATAATCTTGGAGTTGGTATTGGCACTACATCTGGGGAAACGGATAAGATGTGGATTCCACAGATAGGATATGGTACTACAGTCTAAATAATAACATGGCAGCTTTAGATTTTCCTGGTAGTCCATCAAACGGACAAACATACACAGCAAATGGTCTTTCCTATACTTGGGATGGATCAGCTTGGAGAAAAGGGTCAAGCACTGAAGTTGTACCATCAGGATCAAGAATGATATTCCATCAGGCTAGTGCACCTACTGGATGGACAAAATCTACAACAAACAATGACAGAGCACTCAGAGTTATAAGTGGATCTACTGGTGGTCAACAGGGAGGTGATTATGCATTTTCAGCTAGATTAAATTCTACTGTAACCACGGGTGGTGGTGCAGTTCAAGGACATATACTATCACAAGCACAAATGCCAAGTCATTACCACTACGCATTTAGATCAGGAAATCATGGACAACTACGAAATGGTACTAATATGAGTGCTAATAATTATCCTGGTTCTGGATCTGGTGCAGGTAATTTATACGAAACATATAATATATCTGCTTCTAATAATGTACCAGATATTGGTAGAACATCTTCACATGTAGTTACTGCTGGCGGATCTGCTGATCAAGCTCACGGTCACGGGTTTACACAACCTGGATTTAACTTGGCAGTTCACTATACTGATGTTATAATATGCTCAAAGGATTAATATGAAACTTGAACAGGGTAAATTTTGCCCACTTATAGGTGAAGATTGTCTTGGATTAAAATGCTCTTGGTTTACTCAAATTAGAGGAACTCATCCTCAAAGTGGTCAGGAAATTGATGAGTGGGGGTGTGCAGTAACTTGGATACCAACTCTATTAATTGAAAACTCACAGCAACAGAGGCAAACAGGTGCTGCTGTGGAATCATTTAGAAATGAAACTTTAAGTAGAATATCACAAACAATCAGTATGAAAGCAATTAATGATCCAAAAAATGAATTGAAAGGAGAAGAGTAATTCTTTATTATGTTTAATCAAACTATAAATCCACCTGAAGTTTTCTTGAACAAAGACTTCATAGGTGTGTGGGATAATGTTACACTAGATGATTTTAATGATTTTATAATTAAAACACTGGATGAATCAACTCAAATTGTTCCTAGAAGTAATACAAGCGTTAAAGATGCACAAATAGACATCGCTGCATTCAATCCTATGATAGCTGCTCATATTATGTGTGCAGTGAGAGAATGTTTAATACAATATCTTGAGTGGTATCCATACTTAAAAAATTTTCAGTATCACAGTACAACTTGCTTATTACAAAAAACACAACCTACAGAGGGATATCATGACTGGCACTCGGAATCAAATAATATTGCCTGTGCAAGTAGAACATTAGTTTGGTCGGTGTATTTTAATGATTTGGAGGATAGTGGTGAGACGGAATTTTTATATCAAAAACAAAAAATTAAACCAAAAGCAGGTAGAATAATGATTTTTCCTGGTTCTTTTACTCACCTGCATAGAGGAAATCCACCTTATAAATCAAAATATATTGCAACTGGGTGGTTGGCTAGTAATGATCAAAATAATATCTTATTATAATATAAATATCTAGAAATAACATATAAATGGAACCTGATTATTCTTCAATAAAAAAAAATTTTGGAACTGATTATGTTGCTGCTCTTCGACATATGAGAGATATTTTATTGAAAGAAAGTGATTGGACACAGTTTACAGATTCCCCTTTGACAGACTCAAAGAAAACTGAGTGGAAAACATACCGTCAAAGTTTAAGAGATTTACCTGCAACTGAATCAGATCCAGAAAACGCAACTTTTCCCACTAAACCTTCATAATGGCAATAGATTTTCCAAATTCACCAAATGTAGGAGATGTTCACTCTGATGGAGGAGCGAACTGGAGATGGAGTGGATATGCATGGAGAAGAATACCAGATCCTGGTGCAAAGGGTGAACCAGGATCTAAAGGGGATAAGGGAGAGATTGGACAAACTGGTGATGAAGGTGATAAGGGAGATAAGGGTGATGCAATAAAAGGTGATAAGGGAGATGCGATAAAGGGAGATAAAGGTGCACCAGGAAATGATGCACCTACCACATTTACGGGATTAACTGATACTCCTTCAAGTTTTACAAATCAAGGAACCAAACTTTTAAGTGTCAATTCTGCTGCAAATGCAGTGGAGTTTATTCCTCAATCTGATGTAAATACAGACACAACATACGATTTAATAACCTCCTCAAGTGGTTCTAATGTACAATTATTATTAGATGCCTCTTCAGGTGATGATGACCCCATTATAATTACTGCTGGCACAAATGTAACCTTTGGTGGTGTAGCAGCAGATGGATTCACTATTAATTCAGCAGATACAACTTATTCTATTTCAGCAATAGATGGTGATAACTCTGATGAAGAGAAAATTAGATTGATAGGATCTGATAGCACGACAGACGACATAGTATTAGAAGCAGGTTCAGGTTTATCAATTGCAAGAAGTGGTGAAAAGATTACATTTACCAATACCGATACAGGTTCAGGTAGCAATAATACTTTTATTGGATTAACAGATACACCTTCAACATATACTGCTGGCAAAATTCTTAAAGTTAATGGTGGCGGAACAGCAGTTGTTTTTGCCGATGATAATACAGTAACTTATGACATATCAGTGCCAAGTTCAACAACCAAAATAAGATTAGCGGGAAGTGATAGCACTACTGATGATATTGAGATTGTGGGGAGTGGAACTGTTAGTGTCACCAGAACAAATGGCAATAAGTTAACAATAACTGGTACAGATACAAATACTGATACAAAATATGATTTATTAGTTCCATCTGGAACCACAAAGATTAGGTTAGATGGTGCAACAGCTTCGGGAAATGATGATGATGATATTGAGATTGTTGGAAGTGGAACAGTAAGTGTCACTAGAACAAATGCAAATAAATTAACAATTAGTGGAACAGATACTAATACAGATACAACTTACTTATTAAAGGCACAACAGGTTTCTGGTTCTAATAATAATCCTAATTTATTATTAGATGCCTCATCTGGAACAGATGATACAATTAGAATGGTTGGTGGCACAAATATGACCATCACAAGAAATAATGATGGGCAAATCACATTTGATGCAACTAATACCAATACACAATTAACAACTGAACAAGTTGAAGATATTGTTGGAA